AACAAAAAGAATGTTAGTATGGATGACTTATTTGAATGAATGTGAAGATGGTGGTGAAACTGCATTTTTATATCAAAAATATAAAATGACACCTGAAAAAGGATTGCATTTATTTTGGCCTTCAGATTGGACACATACTCACAGAGGAATAGCTAGTCATAAGACAGAAAAAATGATACTTACCGGATGGTATTCATATGTTAGAGAAGGAGAAAATTTGGAATGGAATTAGACATAGATTTTTACAACCTTTTAAAAGAATATACAATAGACCTTACTGAAGAAGATGTTTTTGAAATGTTTAAGATAAGAAGAAGATTTCCTCATCAATTTCATGATAATGTTCCTAGTGTAGAGGTTATTAATTCATATGATGGTCAATCACAACATAGAGGAATATTTGATGCCCAAGGTTTTCTAGAATATAGTAAAGTAAAAAAAGTTTATGAACTTGGACACACTTTAATATTGTCTAGTATTTTTGATTTAACTGATGATTTAAGAATGTTAGAAAGTGCAATATCAGACAGTTTTTCTTTCTTTCCTGTACACGGTAACTTATATATGAGTAAACAAGGCAAAGGAGGATTTCAAAGTCATGACCACACATATGATGTATATGTAAAACAAATCTATGGAACTTCTTATTGGGTATTAGGTGAAACAGAGAGTGTTACAGTAAAACCTGGTGATGTTATACATATTCCTAAGTTTACTAAACATTGTGTAGATGACACAGATGGTCCTAGACTATCACTTACAATTAATATGACATGATAATAGATAAAGCAGTATATCCTTGGATTTTAAAATGGATGTATGATGAGACACATCTTCATCATTATGGTCAGTTTCCTGTAGGCATTAGATTTCATCTAGGAATAATAGATAACCATAATGAAATGAAAAGTGCATATGAAAGTGATAATGAGTTTTATGTAGATGATGTCATAGGTTTTAAAGTTTCTACTGAAGACCTAAAAAAAATAAGAACAGAAGGCGCTTTTTTATATGATAACAACGAAGCTTATGAACTTGAAAATTGCACACCAACAATTATGAAGGCATTGAAAAATGACCATTGGGAATATTTGAGAACAAATACTTTTTGGAGTGAAAGAGGTCGCAAAGCATTTGGATATAAAATACATACCTATTTTCCTGAAGAAAATCATAGCAAAGTGTTGTTTTGGAATTGGGTTTATCAAGAGTTTGTGTTAGTAAACAGAATAAAAACTGCAAGGCCTACATCTACATTAAATTCAGATGATACAATAATTAATCTTAAAATTCCACATGAAGGGTTTGAAAGAGATGTATTTGTTGTTACTTCTACTGAAGATAAGTATAGAAATCACACAGAATCTTTAAAAGACGCTAAAATATTTATTGATTCTGATTCATTTGGCCCAAAGGTTATTTATAAATAGTACTATGGCAATTACAATTACAGATAAAGCATTAGAAGAATTTGATAGTTATCAAGGCCCTGTAAATAAATACATTCTTTTATATTCAAGAAAATTGGTGTTTGATGATGGTGTTACAATACTTGGGAATGAAATAGGTACAGTAATACCTATATTGGTTTTTGATATACTTAATGTAGGCACTAAACAGCCTGTTTACAATATAGATGGCGATGATACTAGTGGAATTAAACATTATTTGGTTCTAAACAATGAAGGACAAAAAGAATATTTTTATTATTACGAAGAATCTGGCACAAGAAAGGGAAGAAGTGTATCACAAAGTGGTCAAACATCTAGTGATGATAATGAACAACAAATAGGTTCATTAGATTTACATTTAACATGGTCTAATGATGACAATTCTTTTATAGGAAATTCTACTATTGATTATGATGAAATCAAAGGTTTGTTTACAATAGATGTTACACCATGACAGAACTAAATTCACTTACTAGACAACCAACTAAGTTAGATTACGCAGCTGCTACACAGTTTAAGTTTAATATTACTAAACTGCCTAAAGTAGAATTTTTCTGTACATCTGTAAACATACCTGGCATTACTTTAGGTGAAACTTCACAATCAACATCACTAAAAGACATACCAATACCTGGTGATAAATTATCTTATGCAAGTTTAAATGTATCATTTCTTGTAGATGAAAATTTAGAGAACTATCGTGAGATACATGGTTGGTTAACAGGTCTAGGATTTCCTAGAAGTCATGAACAATTTGAAACTTTTATTAATGCCGGTAAAGATAGATTTCCCACAAGTAATGCAACTGCAAATAGTAGAGAATCAGGTAAAGTAGATGATGTAGGTTTTGATGTTGGCGCTCAATACTCAGACGCTACATTAACTATATTGTCAAGTAAGAATAATCCTATATTAGAGGTTAGATTTAGAGACTTATATCCCACTTCATTATCTGGTTTATCATATGACCAACAGGCTGGCGATACTTCATATCTTATAGGTGATGTATCATTTAGTTATCAAATATATGAATTTGCAACTGTAGGAAGTGCTACAACTACTGAAACTACTACTTAACATCTAACTAAATATAGTTAGAATTTATATAATTAACCGGTGATTTTATTATGACATTAGAAGAACTACAAGAGCAGGTCGATAAAGACCTAAAAATAAATGAATCTGAACTTGACTTAGAATCTCTAAAGACACCTCAGTTACATAACAAGTATCTTAAACATTACAACAACTTTAAACTGTTATTGACCAGAGCTGAATCTGATTACAAGATACTTAAAAGAGTTAAATGGGAATACTATACAGGTAAGGCAAGTCCTAAAGTATATCAAGAAAAACCTTTCAATCTAAAAATTATGAAATCAGATGTAGACAAATATCTAGAATCTGATGAAGAACTAATCAAATCAAGACAAAAGATAGACTACTTAGAAACTGTCGTTAATTACTTAGATAGAACTTTAAAAACTATTAGTAGTAGAGATTGGCAAATAAGAAACTCTATTGAATGGAGAAAGTTTACTTCTGGTGCTATCTAATGTATTTAACTAATGATGTCATGTTATATCCTAATGCACTTACACATGATGAGTGTAACAAAATAATTCAGATTGGTGAATCTAAAAAGCTTGAACAATCTAAAATACAAGATGGTGATAATAAAAATAGAAGTAGTAAAGTATCTTGGATAAATGATGAACAATTACATAAACTTCTTATCAGTAAAACTATTCAAATAAACTTAAAGACTGGTTGGAAGTTTCAAATACAAAAATTAGAACCAATGCAATACTCAGTATACAATGTAGATGACCACTATCAATGGCATATAGATTCACATAGTAAACCCTATGATGATGGTCTAATAAGAAAAATCTCTTTTTCTGTTATATTAAATAAAGATTATGAAGGTGGAACATTAGAGTGTGCAAATTGTAATCCAAAAAATGAAGATATACTACATCAATTTACTGATTTAAATGTTGGTGATATTATCTTCTTTCCTTCGTTTTTATGGCATAGAGTAACACCTGTAACTAAAGGTATAAGAAAATCATTAGTCGGTTGGGTACTAGGAAAACCTTGGGTATGAGAAACATTATATTAACAAAGAAAGATGAAGTACACTTAGTAGTGGATGCTGATGAAGATGTTCGTAGAGACTTAGGTTCTCACTTTACATTTGAAGTGCCTGGTGCAAAGTTTATGCCCTCTGTAAGAAGTAGAAGGTGGGATGGAAAAATTCGCCTGTTTTCTTATACTAATGGTCAAATCTATACAGGTCTATATCCATACTTACTTAATTGGTGCCAAGAGAATGATGTTCAAGTAGTAGACAGAACAGACATAAAGGATGCTGTTGTAGATGATAAACTCGTAGATTCTTTCATCAAGAAACTAAAGATACCTTTTGAAGTAAGAGACTACCAGAAATCGGCGTTTATTTACTCTATGGTGAAATCAAGGTGTTTAATGTTATCGCCTACAGCTTCGGGTAAATCTCTGATAATATATCTGATGGTTCGCTTTAATCTGATACGCCTGAAAGAAGAAAAAAACAATAAGATTCTTATAGTAGTACCGACTACTTCTCTAGTAGAACAATTAACTAAAGATTTTGCTGACTATGGATATAATAGTGCAAGAAATGTGCATAAGATATATCAAGGACATGAAAAAGATACAACTAAAAGAATAGTTATTAGTACATGGCAATCTATCTATAAACAAGATAAAAAATGGTTTGAACAATATGGTATGGTTATAGGTGATGAGGCACATCTATTTAAGGCAGTATCATTGACTAAAATTATGGCAACATTGAAAGACTGTAAATATAGAGTAGGTCTTACAGGTACTTTAGATGATAGTAAAACACATAAGTTAGTTTTAGAAGGATTATTTGGTGCTGTAAACAAAATAGTATCAACAACAGAGTTACAAGAAAAAGAACATTTAGCAAAACTTAAAATACATTGCCTAGTTTTAAAACATGAGAAGATGTCAATAGACTTTTTAAGAGGTAAAACATATCAAGAAGAAATGGACTTTCTTGTATCAAACACAAAACGGAATAACTACATTAGAAACTTGTGTTTAGGACTAAAAGGGAATTCGCTCTGCCTGTTTCAATATGTAGAAAAACATGGTATGATATTAAAACAACTGATAGAAGAAAAGAATAAAGACAAACAAGTATTCTTTGTTTATGGTGGTGTAGAAACAGAGGAAAGAGAGAAGATTAGAGCCTTGACAGAGAAGTCTAATAATGCAATAATAATAGCAAGTTATGGTACATTTAGTACAGGTATAAATATTCGTAATCTACACAATATAGTATTCAGTAGTCCAAGTAAATCTAGAATAAGAAACTTACAGTCTATTGGTCGTGGTCTTAGATTAAAAGATGATAATTCAACTGCAAATCTTTATGATATATCAGATGATTTGTCGTATCAAGAGGAAGAAAACTATACACTTTCACACTTCAGAGAAAGGATAAATATATACAATGAAGAAGGATTTGATTATAGTATACACAATGTCGAACTATAAAGGAGAATGACATGGAAGCTATTAAAATAATTAAACTAGTAAATGGTGATGATATCGTTTGTACGATACCAGAAAGATTATTAGATGAGAAATCACCGCTTGTTAAAATTGATAAACCTTTGCAAGTGAAGTATGTTCCTGCTATGGAAGAAATGGGTATGAAAGATTATGTTGCCCTTATAAAGTGGACTTCATATTCTGATGATACTGTTATATCTATACCTAAAGATAAGATAATGACTATAACAACTGCTGGTTCAGCTATGACTAACTCATATATAAATGTCTCTGCTGGATATGATAGAGCAACCATGACTGAACACAATCAAGATTCTTATAACCAAGAACAGCTTGATGATGATACATCTAAGAAGTTAAATGAAATCTTTGATAGTATAGATGATAGCACTAAACACTAGCTACTCTGACCCTCGGGAGGAGAACACAGCTAAAATAACATAAATAGAGAACAATGTCAAGCGTGGTTGAAAATGAGATTAGCACTTAGTATTTTATACATATTTTATTTTGCATTAGCAGTATATTCTTTTGTTGTTCTTTCATGGACACAACTGTTTTTTACTTATATTTTATTTTGGTTTTTACTAGAGTTTACAATGAGTATGTTTACTCACAGGTGGGCAACACATGACTTATGGAATCCACCTGTATGGTTTCAAAACATAATGAGTGTAGTATCTCTAACTGCATTGATTGGTACGCCAATATCATATTGTGCATGGCACCATAATCATCACAAGAACTCTGATACAGAAAAAGACCCACATAGTCCTAAGTATGTCAATTGGTTTAGAATTATATTTAGAACTCATGAACATGAGGCTAATATTAAATTAGCGTCTAAGAGATTAAGAAACAAGTGGCAAATGTGGTTAACAAAAAATGAAACAGTTTTAGCATACTTACTTAATTTTATATTGTTTATGATATTACCTATTGAATGGTTTTTATCATGGGCAACTGCTGTAGGCATGACTACATTTTGGGTAATGGCAGTAACAGGAATTATGTGTCATATAGGTGAAGTTAGAGATGTTCCGTATATGTATCCTGTTGCATTTTCAGAATCATTTCATAGACAACATCATATCGACCCACAACTAAAACATTGTTGGTTTGACCCATGTGTTTGGGTTATAAATAAACTAGGGTGGACAAAATGAAACATGCAAGATTAATACAATTATTGGCATTACTGAATACTATCATTGCTATACTAGGATGTATTTACTTTCCAGAGTATATCATATATGGTTTAATCGCATGGGCATTTGTAAATATATTTGGTACAAACATTGCAATGCATAGATTTATGTGCCACAGAAGTT